GTGTCTGTGATTGTTGGAATATATTTTTCTTTCCTGTTGGTGCAGGAGTTTGTTGTTTCTCCCCCCAAATTTTATTAAATAGGTCATCCCCGTACGCATTTTGTAAGTAAGAGTTCTTTAATGCTCTTCGAGAGTCTAGGAGACCATCGAGACCAGCTACATTTAAATCGTATGATTTTCCAGCAGAAGGGAAAATAGAATCGTAGAACTTTTCTTCAAATTCTGTAAGAGCAGCACCAGACCTAGCGCGTCTAAGAGCATCTAATTGGTCTCTTAGTGTTACACCAAGTTTAGCTATTTCTGGGTCTCATACTTTACCGAATTTATTAGCAATATCTTCGTATTTACCTTTTAATAGACCTGTATTAACTCATTTAGCCTTTAAGTTATCGAGAGTTTGTCTTACTTTTTCAAGTGAAGATACAAGTGTTCTAGTCTGTTGGTATGCTGTCTTTTCTGGTGCGCCTTCTATATTATTAGAAGCGAGGTTTTCAAGTTTAGTTTTAACTTGTTCTGGTTTACCTCATTGGATTAAATCTTGTAATACTTTCTGTTCTTGTTTTTGGAGAGTAGGTTTATCGAAAGCGAGAACATTAAACGCTTGTAGGTAAGGGTCTGATTTCTGTGCTTGTTGTTGACCTAATATTCTATACATTCCAGGGCTTTCTCTCTTTAATTGTGCCATTTGCACACTTCTAAGTTGTTCTGGTGAAAGTTCAGATACTTTTGTTCCTGCATTTATTTTTACCTCAGCAGATATTTGATTTCCATATCATTTTTCTGTACTTCCAGTATTCCATCTATTGAGAGCCTGACCAAGTGTTAAGTTAGTGTAGCTTGGAGAAGACCATAATAAATCATAGGCTTTAAATCCTTCTTCAATAGTAGGGAAAGAAAAATAACTTCCACCTTCGTTCGCTGGTCTATTAGTTCCTTTCTCGAAAGCAATACCAGCTTGTTGTAAACGATTTGCAAAAGAATCATTCCAAGTAATTCCTGCTGGATTGTTGTTTTTTAAGCTAGCTTCACGAGGAAATTGACTAGCGTATTGTCTTAAGTCTCCACCTCATACAAAATTACTACCTTCTGGCACTTGTTTAATTTGTCCATCTTGTATGTAATAATCTCAAGGTTTTAGCCCTGTTGTGATTTTATCCTCTTTTGGTTGGTTCTTCACAGCATTAGCATATTCACCGAGTAATTCGTCATAAGTTTCACCGACTGGAGTAACACCGAGTTTAGCGATAGCTTCTTTGACGTTATCGAGTCTTTCTTGTTCGAGTTGTGCTACTTTTGCTTTGTCTGTTTTTTCTGCTCTTGCGATTTCGTCAGCAAGTTTCTTGTCAGCTCTTGCGAAGTCTTCTTGTCGGATTTCTTCGTCTCTCAAAGTTCCATAAAGTTCTATCATTCTTTGATTTTTTTGTTTTCTTTCCTCTTGCTTCATGTCGAATACGTCTTTATTCTCCTCGAAAATTCTAGTCATTTCTGCTTGTGCGTTTTGTTGAAGTTGAGAGAGGTATTGTCCCTGTTCGATAAGTGGTCGAGCTTCACGAGCGATAGCGCTTGCGATGAGTGATTCAGGAGTTCCTGCACTATATTTCTTTCGTACATCTTCACGGAGTTTTGTAATGTTATTATTATTATCCGCTATTTGCTGATTTATTCCGTTGAGAGTTTGAATAGAGTTTTGGTACGCTGGATTGTTGATAACTGTGTTTTGATATTCACTTGCAACGTCTGTGTCCATACTCTTTGTAAAAAAGCTCACCAGTTGCTCGAGAGCGTTGCTTGGCTTAGGAGTTATCGTTTCTCATACTATCGCTTGTCCTAGAGTCTTTATTGTGTCAGTTTTTTCTTTTTCTGCTTTTATGAGATTATATTCTTCTAAAACACGAGGATTTCGAGTGGTTAAGTCAGTAAATTCTTTTGTTCAAGGAAGAATAGAGCCACCTTGTACTGCATCGTAAAGACTTTTTCCAGTAGAATATATAGAAAGATTAGAATTGAGTTTATTTATTGCGTTTGTTTGTAATTTTTGTTGTTCAGGTGTGAGAGTTCACATTCCTGTAACATTTGGAGAAAGTATATCTTTTTCTACTGTTGCAGTTGGTGTTGTTTGTGTTTTAATTTGTGTTGATTCTACTTGTTTTTCAACAGGAGCTGGTGCAGTTGGAGCAGTTGGAGTTGTAGGAGCAGTCGGTACAACTGGTTGAGGTGAAGGAGTTGTAGTAGGTGCAGGTTGTTGGTCTATAACTTTCCAACCTTTTGCAGTCAATTCAGTTCTCTGTTCTTCTGTAATAGGTTTGAGTGGGTCTACTCAAATAGTTTTATTTGCTCGGTCTACTGTATAACCCATATCACGAGCTTGTTTTTGTACTGTGAGATTATCTTGTATTTGTTTATATTGGTCGATAACTGCCATATTATGAGTAGCAAGTAAAATAAATATTTTTAGTTCATCCTGAGAAAGATGAAACTGTTATTGTAAATCAATTATAGAGTCTTTTTGCAGGGACTACAACCATAGATGAAAGGTTTACAAGATTGGTAGACTCACTCGTATTAAATGCGCCCAGATTATTATACTTTCTTATTGAAAAAGACAAAGTGAAATCAGAACTTCCATCACTACATTCTGTTGAGTCTTGGCAAGATGCTAAAATGACTTTAGGAGCAAATCAGCAAGCAACTGTATAAGTACCATTTCAAGTAATGATTGCCTTGATAGTTTTTCATCGCAAATATATACCTTTAATAGCAAGTTCTTCGTTGAGTCATTCTTGTTTGTTGAAATCTGGTATTTTGGTATTTATTTCTTCCATTAGATTTGGTTTTTAGTAAATCGAATATCAGCGTTTATAATTTTTTCTCATGTTGCATTGAGTTTAAACATAAGAGCAATTTTTCTGAACACACTTTTAAAATCGAGAGTTTTATTTTCTATTTCCGTTTGGTCTAACGTGTCTATTTGTTCAAACGTTCATCAATCTACACTCGCCCATAGTGTAGCAGTTGTACCTTCTTTCCCTATTCGTATTTCATTCATTTGTTTTTCGAGAGAGAAATCCCCAAAATCATTTTCAGGAGTTATATAGACAGCTTCATAGCATGTATCTTGGCTTGTTACATCAATAGTTCCAACGTAGTTTTTAGCAGCAGAAGTATAGGCAACATAAATTTTATTCTTCTCAGCGTAAATAGCAGAGAAATTAGTTATTGCGACACCTATCTCATTGTGTACAGGTCAGTAACTAAAAGCCATAGGCAATCACTCCATCTTCTTTCCGTAAATAAGAAAACGAGGAGCATTTTTGTCTATTGTATAGACTCTTCCATTTGCTACTGAAAGTGTTGTTGCGTTGTATGCACTTTTAAATGTAAATTTGTTTGGATATGCTGAATAATGAGAAATGGTTTCAGAATATGTATTTTCACACACTTTTCTATACTCTAGTCAAGAGCATATATACATCTCATCTGTATCTGTGATGACATAATCTACTATACCATCGCTCTTGACTCCATTTACTATAAAAGGAAGTGTTTGAGAATAAGATACTGTTTTTGTACCTATATCTACAATAGATATGAGATAATCTGTATAAATTCTAAGATTAGACCCTTGAATAGAAACAGCTTTTACATCTCTTGAAAAATCAGTAGAGAAGAGTGTCTGTAATGTAGCAGTAGAGTCTATGTAATAAACATTTTTATTGTTTGGGAAATACATTTCTCATCCCTGATAAATAGCAGGATGCTGATAAAACCAACCAACAGGTATAGATACAGTAGATGGTGATGTTAATGTACCTCCACTCGGAGTATATTTTATAATGTCTCAAGCACTAAATACATAAAATTTACCAAGAAATAGAACTGCATCTATTATTGGAGTAATTGTTCCTATATCTGCTATTTGAGTTCCTGTTAAATCACGCACTTTTCCATCAGCAGTACCACACCAAACATCTGTTCAGTACGCATTTGGAAAAATAGAAGTAATTTCATAGTTTCCAGTATATATAGAGTTGTCAAAATCTTCTACAATAGGTGGCATTGCCTTTAATTCTCAAGGACTACGAGTTACATCAAAACCATGAGCATAGATACATTGTCATTTTCCTAGAAATTGGTCATCTTGACTCATACCACCAGAGAATTGATTGAGTACATTTACCATTGTATAGCTGTAAGATTAGGTAAATCTTGCTCCATAGGAACAAGAGTACGATTTTTTAGATATTCAATAAGTCTTTGCTTTCCAAGTTCAAAATCTTTATCTCCATTCTGTGATATTCCTGTGCCATCTAAGCTACGAGAATTGTTTATGTAGCGTTTCATACCTAGACCTATGACAAAATGGAAATTGCGAGGGATTTTTACAGTTGCTTCAGCGCCTCAAGACAATAAATCAACGAGGTTTATAGAAGCATGAACACGGAGACCATTATCTACTGTCTCCAAAGGATAAGGATATATAAAAAGAGAGTTATCCTTGACTGTATAAAAAGGAGCAGTATTCGGTTGATTTTCCTGCAAGTATTCTTCTGTATTTGAAAGTGAACCAGTACCAAACGGAGCGATAGGTTTAAAATCTGTTTCGTTTGCTGTGTATTTTGCTCCTACTGAAAGTATTTTATTTATTCCTATGTTTGTACCGCTTTGCTCCTCTAGGACATATTCATTTTGATTAGCAACAAAATCAGTTGTAAAGTAATCATAAAAATAGTCTTCGTTTACATCATTTCGTATACATTCTTCTAGTTCGTGGTAAACTATATTAGCAAATATAAGAGCGTTACTTGTGCCAACTTGTGCAAGTGTTGTACCAGCATTTTGGCAACCAAAGGTAAGTATTTCAGTTACATTCATAGGAAAAAGGTAAAGCCCCTGTATTTCAAGGGGCTATAAATTTACGCTTGGAGAACGTTACCTCGTGGGAAAACACGAGCGTAAACAGTCATAGAAGCGAGGTCTACACCTGCTCCTGTACTATTAGAGAGTACAGCGGTAACAGTATTTGTAGCAGTAACAGTAGCAGTTAATTGGAGGTCTGTTACATCAATAGAAGGAGAGATGAGTACGAAGTCACCAAGTGCAGCACCTGTTACAGTGATGTCCTTAGCTTCCATATCGCCATCTGCGATTGAAGCAGCATCCCAAGTAGCAGAACCATCAAGAGGAACGAGAGCGCCAAATAGGTCGCGGTAATCGTCATTGCGGGTATTGTCAGAAATATCAACAGTAGCCATAAGAAAAAAGATTAAAATATAAGTACCCCCTATATTTCAAGGGGGTTTAATTATTAGCTGTTAGAACCAAGAGTAGAATAAGACTCAAATCGAACGAGAGCATTCTCACGAAGGATTGTAGCACCTACACGGAACTTGACACCAGCAGAAGCACGCTGATTGAGTGGGTCTTCAGTACCACCAGAACCAAGAGGCTTGAAGATAGACTGAGGCTCACCATCACGAACTACACCGAACGCATCCTTACCAAAGAAGTAAGTAGGGTATACATCAATAGTACCAGTAGAACCAGAACCATTAGAAGCATTAGCGTAGAATTGGATATTTGGAGATACAACGATACGAACACCAGAGAGAGCGCCGATTTCACCTTTGAAGATTTTTTCAGGTGTAACATATTTGTTAGCATCGAGCCATGCACCAGTACCAGTTTCAATACGGAGGTCGTGGAGAACGTGAGGGTGGATAACTCCCATGAACATACCAGCATCGTAAGGTTTAGCATTGTTCGCAAGGAGGATAGCTTGAGCCTTAGAGATGTTAGAAGCAGAGAGAGTATCGTTTGAAGATACATTGTTTCGAGCAGTAGCATCACCAGAGTAGTAAACGTTTGTACCTGCATCAATAACATCCTGAACGAGAATATCTGCAACAGCAGCAACGTTCATAGCAATGTCAGAGAGAGCATTTGCGATTACTTCAACTGGAGAGTCAGAAAGAACTACATCAGAGATATAGATGTGCTCACCGATTTGAGTAAGAGACACTTCTTGCTGTTCCATTGCCCAGCTACCTTCATTAGGTGTAGTACCTTCTGAAAGAGTAAGCCCAGCAACTGTACCAACAGTTTTTGTAGCGAGAGAGAATACATACTTGTTTTGTCCTTTAGGGAGTGTTTTTTGTGTACCAGCTCCGAGGATGTATGTATTTGGGAGGAGTGCTTCTAAGACAACTTTGTCAAAGTAGCGAGATAGGGCGGTAGAGTCACCACCAGAGTAAATGTTTGAGGTTAATTTTGTCATAAGATAAGATAAAAGATTTTTACCTCTATCTTATCGACTAGTTATCCCATTAAGTTAGCGTAATCTTTTTCGGCAGCTTTTCGGAGAGAATCCATATCATTAAGATTTATATTGCCACCGACTTGTTCAGAAAAAGATTTGTCACCGACAGCAGGAGCTGTTCTTCATTGAGTCTTTTGTGCATAATTGCCAGAGTCAACGAGTTCAGCCAACCGAGCAGGGTCTTTATCAGCTAAAACATAACGGAAAGCCTGTTCGAGTCAGATAGTAGGATTTTTAGCTCGAAAGTCTTTAATCTCCGTTTCGTACTCCTCAGCTTCAGGAGACTTACGCAAGAACTTATTGAATTCGAGTTCGGCTTCGAGTTGAGGTACTTTTGCAAGTGCTTCTCTAGCCTTTTTGTTTTCCTCTCTGCGTTTCTCTTTAAATGCTTGTGCTTGAGGAGTTAATTCCTGAGCATCTTCATCGTGAGAATCAGATTCGAGGTTTTCTTGAGACGATTCTACGGTTGTCTCTTCCGTTTCGAGGTTTAATATGTTGTCCTCAGCAACTGTTGTGTCTTGTTCAGACATAGTATCAAAATTAGGAATTATTGTGCAGTCCTTACTGCTATATATAAGTTTACACAGTTTTTGTAGTGTGCAAATTTATTTTTGTGGTTTGAGTAATTCAATCAAAGTTTGTGGTTTTTCTATCATTGCTCTCAGCACATTTACTTGAGAGGCATAAATTGATTTAACTGAATGAGTGGGAATATCAGGAGTGTTTATATCGTGTATAAACTTCTCATTTTGGTTGATGATTTCTTGGAAGTCTTCAATTAAATATTGCCATCAAGGCATTCAAGTTAATGCCTCGATTTCTTGTGAGCGTATTTGTTCTGGTGTGAGTTCCATTAAATAACGAGTTCTTTTAAGTCTGTATTGATTTCAAAAGTATCCTCAGGTTTAAGAGCAAGGATAGATTGTAAAAATTCAATCTGTGATTTATAGTATTCAGCGTTACGAAGTCTTTTAACTTGGTTTTCTTTCAATTCTTCAACGTTTTTAATGAGTGCTTGCTGCTTTTCAGGGTCTTCTGCTTTAGAATACTCTTCTTGATTGTTTTGTACGAGCCAATCGGTAGAAAGATTATTAGATGAGTAAAGAGTATCGAGATACTTTACCTGCATTTCTAAAAGTTTGTTTACAATAACGTCATCACTAAGAAGAGAACGAGAAACGAGCATAAAATAAATTAAAAAGTAGGAGTTGGAACTTGATTTTGTACCTGATTTGATTGTTGCATCATGTTATTGGTGACTTGTGCCTGAGTTTGTGAAGCTGTACTATTTTGTTGAGCAACACTTGCTTGTACTCACTCCATTATAATCGCAAGTTTACGCATTTCAATAGATGCAAACTTTTCTTTTGAGTCTTCTGCACTCTGATAAATCATTAAATAGGTGTAGTTATCATCTCAAGGTTGTGGAGTAATCATTTTCCCTCAATTGTTTAAGAGTTTTACATCTTCCCAAGCTGTCATTTCACTTGCTGATGGTGGTACTCTTTGATATGCTTCTTCCTTTGTAAGTTTTTGAACAATCTGATAGAATTTTCTCTTGAATAGAGCTTTAGAAATATTCGGTATGTCAGCATCTTGCATATAAAAGTTATATGTTGCAAGCCATGAATCACGAATATCATTACTAGCTCTTCGGATATTCTCTTCTGAGTCCATCACAACATCAGGGTCTTCAATAGTAATATCCTTTCGTTTAAATACAGACACTTTAGGAGTCAAACCAGAAGTAATACGGACTACCTTTTCGCTCGTATCTGTCATGTATTCTTTATAACAACGATACCAGAGCTTCCAGAATTCTTTATCTGCAATCAATTGTATTTGAAATCCGAGGAGGAAACGAGCATTAGCATTTCTTTGTGCTGCTTGTATTTCACTAGCTGTACGTTTAGTATCTTCAGTTACGCCAGATTGCACGCTAGATATACCTGTTGCGAGTTGTGCGTCTGCTGTTAATTTCTGCTCAAAGTTGTACCAGTCACTAGAGCCTTGAGATTTAGGAAGAGGTGCTGTCAAATTCTGTACGTTTTCACTATCGACTGAAACGAAACGTCTCTGAGTAAGAGATGGAGCTTTCAAAAGGTCTGTTCTGTTCTTTACTTTGTTCGAAACAAGCACAGTATCTCCTAAAGCTAAGTCTTTTTCTCTGATGAGTTTCAAGTTTTTGAGAATAGTTTTCGCCATTTGTTCATCTTCTACCAAATCAGCTAATGAGATACCGAAAGGGTCATTAGGGAGAGGAGAATAGTAACGGAGAACAACAGGGAAATCTATTTCTGTTGGGTCATCTTTTTCAATTTGTGTTACTGGCTTTATTTGTTCAAAACGGATAATAACACCAGAACAAAGAGTGACAACATAAGGAACTCCATCAATACGAGTGTAGCCATCTTTAATATTTACCATCTCCATTCCGTCGCTTTCTGACAGTCCTGTTTGCATTTTACGAGGCGTACAATAGGCAATGTCATTACGAGTTGTAATATCACTTCATTGGCCTGCTTCTTTGATAATATCTATATTAAAATATCCATCTTTCTTTTTGAGTGTGTAAGCTGGAACATCAACATCGAAATACATATATGAGAAGTTTCTCGTTCTCATCCATCCTTTTTTATCAGGTAGCCAAGCAAGAGGGTCACGAACTTCCCAAGTAGGTTTGTTATTCTTCCATCATGTTTTCTGTAAGATAGAAAGACCGAACATACCCTCGTGAAATCTTCGCTTGATTTCCTTTTCAGGCATGTCCATTTCTTCCCAGTCAAACTTTGATAAGTTATTAAGATTTTCTGCAATGTCTTCATCCATCCATTCACGACCAAGCCAAGCAACACTCTTTTGGTCGCTTGTTGTTGTAGCCATCCAAGACTGCATTGTAGAGTAAAGTGTATTATCACTTATTCTTTCTCATCCTTTCTCTTGGTTAACGTAAAGTTTAAGTTGCTCTCGTTTCTTCTCTCGTTTAGCTTGAGAGTAGTTATTAGAGTCTTGTAATTCTTTCAAGACTTTTGCTAAAACTCTGTCATAATCCCATCATTCTGGGAGTTTAACTTTTTTGTTGATTAGGTATTCCATATTTAAATTATAGAGTGTTTTTTGCTAGTGCAAATTATATAATAGAGTCACTTTCTCAAGACCAGCTTTGCTCTTCGATGTTCACAGTTTCAAATAACTGAATACAACCTGATAAAGCATCAATCATATCGTCATGCTTACCATTTGGAAACTTCAAGAGCTCTGCTTCTAAATCAGCCATAAATAACGAATGTAGAATTGAGTGCGAAGCATATCGAGGTTGTAATAACGTTCTAATCTTGGCGTTCTTCTCTGTGTTTGGTCTTATTTCTTCGAGAGTAAAGAAGTGATTTCTTATTCTCATTTGCTTTTGGATTTCCAAGATGAGCATCTTTTGATAAGCGATACTTTCTACTCAAACCTTTCAACCCCATTTTCTCTGTGTTTGGAAAGTTCGTGAAATAATCTCGTCAGGTAACATTTTTCCTGCTTGTACCTCAAGTACATAGATAAAGTTACTTCTCGCATCAATTCAGGCTGTTATTATGGCAGTATTGTCTGCTTCTTGGTTTTGTGAAATAGCAGGGTCAACAAACGTGACTATTTGTAAATGTCTTTTTACACTTTCAAGTTGGTGTTGGTCGTAATGAATGAAGTATGATTGTATAAAATCTCCATTCTCTGTGTTAATAGGATTTTGTTGATACTGTGACTCGAAGAAAAGAGGGCTTTGCTTTTTTATGTCTTCAAAGTATTGACGAGAGAAACGAGAAGACCAGAAACTTTCTCCTTGTTCGTTAAGTGCAGGGATTTTTAATTCAGTCCATTTGTCTCATTCTCTTTCTAAAATCTCTCATACTAAATCATCTTCTCTCCATCTCTGCATGATGATAATCTGTTTTGCTCTGTCATCTTGCTTACGAGTTAGAAACGTAGACCAGTACCAATTAGATACTGTTCTTCTTACTGTGTCACTTTCTGCATCTTGTCTTGTTGCGTATGGGTCATCGCAAATCAATATATTACCGCCTTTACCTGTAATACCTCATCAAACTCCATAGATAGCAAACTCTCAGCCTCATTCTATGTTCCAGTTCTTAACAGCTCAACTATCGGAGCTTACTTTAGTGTTGTAGAGAGATTGGTATTCTCTTGTCTGTATTCTGTTTCGGATATTACGAGAGAAACCCTCAAGAAGATTGAGAGAGTGACCTGTGTATAAAATATCAGTTCTAGGATAGTCTCAGTACAGTTTACTTATGAACTCTTGCATGAGTCTACTTTTTCAAGCACGAGGAGGCATTTCTATAATCAGGTTTTGTATATCACCTATTAAGAGTCTACTTAAATGTTCTGCAATCAATTCATGGTGTGGGCTAATTTCAAAAAACTTATCGCAGTACACAGAGTACGACAATAAGTCTTTACGTGCTTGTTCTTTGAAGAATTGTTGTTCTAGCTTGTCCATCTTTTAGCTATTGTTTGTTTTTGCTCAGGAGTTAATCACTCGGAAATATCAATGTTAGTATTTTCATTCTTATTATCTGTTTCTACTTTTAAGCTAAATTCTGCTTTGCTTTTCCTTTCGAGCCATTCTTTGCTTGCTATGTAATCTTCTCATTCTAACTTCTTAATCCAGTTTAGTTTAGCCTTTATATTAGGGTTCTTCTTCAACATCTCTTTTCTCTCTCAAAACTCTGGGTTGTTTTCTATGTATCTGTAAAGAGTAGCAGGAGCAATATCAGCATAAAGGCAAGCTTCATCATCAGTAAAGCTATTCACAAAAGCATACTCAAGTTTTGAGAGAATTGCATCGTCAATTACTGTTGGTCTTCATCAAGCCATATTATTTTTTGAAATTAACAACTTCTTGGTATATCTTTTCTATCTTTCAGTGATTTTCCATATTAACGTATATACCATTTTCTCTATCATATTTAGCTAGTACATTTACAGCCATATCGAAGAAAGCTTGCAATACTTGTCACTCAAGATTTTCTAATTCCTTGTCTATGATAATATATTCTCATATATCTTTTCAGTCTTTTTCAAAATTTACAGATATTTTCATATTAATTTAATGAGTTATAGAATTATTATCTATATAATCTTCTGTCTTTTCTTTTGGTATAGAGAGAGATTGCTTTGCATCAATTTTCCATTTCTTTGCAAGTTCAACTAAGAATACAGAACCAATATCTTCTAAAGCAGTCTTTACAAGCAATAAATCAGATTCGTTTCTTTGCTCTGATATTTTAAATATTGTAGATGACAACAGTTCAACATTTTGTGTATCTCAATCGAGTTGAATTTTTAAGTGCATACTAATTTATAAATCAAATAGAACTTCGTATCTTCATATACTCTTCGTTGGATACAATCCTTGTTGTTCTTTTGTCAGTAAGTCAATCAATGTTATCTAGGTAATTCGTTTCTTCTTTTGGAGTGATAATAACTTTCTTAGGAGTTCCTCAGATAAATTTAGTATCGTACTTTGGAAATAAGAGAGGGAGTTGCATGATAGCAAAGTTGAGTTTATCTTCACTTGTTTCGGTAGAGTCAAAGAGTCTAAATTCAAAGTTTCTTACCTTTCCTTCAAGTTCTTCAATTCGTACACAACCAAACATTTTCCAAAGAGCTGCAATGTTATTTCAGTTTGGGTACTGAAGAAAATATTTATCTCCTAATACTTTTCTTTGTGGATTGTAGTTAATTGTAGTATACATAGGTTTTAAAAGGTCAGTAAGCTTTAACTATTTCTTTCTTGTCTATTCCGTGATTTAAAAGCCACCATTTCTTTGCTTCTAGTTCTTCCGATTTCCTTCGTCATTTGTAGTCAGGTATATGGCTTCTAATTTCTATGTTCTTTTGTACTTGTGGGTCGGAATAATAGAGAGTGTCTAAATCCATGCTCTAATTATACTCAAGTAGAATACAATGCAATAGTTATTTATTTAAAATCCTTTTCCATAATCACCTATTCTCTAGGTATTTAATTCTAGCTGTGAGAACTTCTATTTGTTCTGAAAGTGTGAGCTTACCGCATATTACTTTCATTCAGGCTAGTGTTCAGAGTGTTTTACGTTTCATAGTTTATTTATTTAGCTCTTGGGGGGTGATAATGCATTATAGAATCACCGCACTGGTACGTGACTTTTCCTTGTTCTTTACATTCTTTTTTCTCTAACTCCTCTATTTTAGAAAGTACAGCTTGGAGTTCCCAAATTCGTATATTCATTTCTTTATAAAAAGGGTGTCTTTCTCATAGGAAAGTAAATTTTTTAAGACATTCAATTTTCTGTTTTTCAAATTCTTCAATCCTCTCTTTTATGTAATTAGTGATGGTCATAGTTATAATAAATGATTAGATAAAATAGCTACGACTATAAACATTACGATGGGAAACCAAAACATAATTTTATCTCCCAAAGTTTCTGGTACTTGTGGTTCTTCCACTTCTCAATATTCCCATTCTCTATACTGGCTTTTACATTTCTTACATTCTAAAATTACACGAGTTCATCATAATATTCCTCATTCTGTTATTATTTTTCTATTTGGTGTTGTTTCACTACCACAATTATCACATTTGTAGTTCATACTTATATATTTTTAGAAATAAACTCTAGCACGCTACTTTAGAAAATGTTGTAAATATGATGGTGCGACTCTTTTCCATTCGTCATAGATTTTTTTATTCATATTATCTACATCTTTATTTATTCTAATAAGTGTATTTTGAAAATCATCTAATTGTTTTATTGCAACTTCGTATTTCTCTATTATAGATTGTAGGTGGGAGTTCATAGGATAGTAATAGGGGGTATTAGACTACAAAATTTTCTATAAACTTCTCTTCTGCTTTCTCTATTTGTTCAGGCGATGGTCAATCATTATGTACTCACAAATATCATTCTTTAAAATCCTGAGAATCAAAGTATCCTGTTGCGTAAATTGCCTCTGAAATCATCAATTTAACTTGATTGACTGAGTATTTTGGTTCTTTTCAGTACATATTATTTAACTAAACTAATTCCTGAAATAAATTGACCGCCACAAATAGAATTAGCTATAAATTGTTTAGCTTGTCCGAGTGTATCAAAAATATGTGTCTGTTTTGTATATGAATCGTAAGCTGAGTATTTAAATGTTGTCATAAAAGGAAAGGTGAAGAAATAGGATGTAACCATTATAGTTATATTTGTATCAAATGCAAATTAATATTAGTTATATTTATATCTTATTTGACTTATCTGGTATAATATAACCTACTTTTTTTTGGTTTCCCCAGCTATTCACAAGGAAAACTTCTTCTACTAATCCTTTCTTTATCATGTTATTGATAGTTTGGTCGCTTCGGTCAATAGACCTGCCTAGAGCTGTTTTTGTAGTGTAGATGAGCATATTCTTTAGTTGAGGTCAGTTCATGGGGATTGGTTATAATTTTCGCAAGTAATCCTAATATTGTTAATCTTACTTCATTTGGGCTTTAGTTTAGTCCTTATAGTAGTTAAAAACTCTGTTTGTACCCATTCTCAGTCCCGCAGGACTTCTACTTTATATATTTCTGGTAGTGGCATTCATGCTTTGTATTCAGATGTCCATTGTTCCATAGTGTTATTTAAGTTTTAAGAGGTCTAGGAGCTTCTGAACTTCTTCTTCCCTTCTCTCAGGAGGGACAGAGAGGAGTCACATCACCTGTCGCTTGTATTCTTGATTGTCCATAGTGTATTAGAGTGATTTGATAGATTTTATTATGCTCGCATTATTATCCTGCAAAATAAGGTCTTTTTCAGCTTGCTCTTTACTATCAAATGGATTTGGTGTTATTCTAGGTATACACTTCAAACACTTCTCTTTCATCTCCTGTCTAGCTTCTTCGAGGATGGCATCGAACACAGGCATTACTAGAGCTACTACACATCGAGCTGTATTCTCGTTGTAGTTTTGTTTTATGAGTTCGTGGATTTTTTCACGAGGTGTTTTTGTAGACATAGGTTAGGGTTTAGTAGGTAAATTAAATCGCTCGGTATCCTCTTTTATTAGTTTTCAATCATGCTTTTCCGTGTAATAACAATCAGCTTTTATAGTTTTTCAACACTTATTACAGTAAACAAAATCAGCACCTTTTATAGTTCTCCATCTATGTCAAAACTCTAAACCTCATACAATGTATAAAGTAGGCTTTAAGGGGCAAAGTAGCTGTTTTATGTTCATAGTTATTTTGTGAGTAAATAAAGGTCAGGTACGCTGTGTCATTTCCAATACCAAGTTCATCATTTAAGTTTCGCACTCTTTCATAAATTTTTGGGGAATTTTCACCAATTCCTCATGCTTGTTTTGGTGTGCCAATCTTGGAACTCTTGTAATAATGTTTTCATAATTACTCTGGTTTAAAAGCTAAAATTATCTGCTCTAGGTGTTCTTTGGAGCGAGGGAAGATTTTTGCCATAATACAATCGTCTGAGTCTTCATCTTCTCTTGCGAAAATAGTCCATCGTCAGTTTTTAGATGCAATAACATCATCAAACCAATTTACTATACGCAGTTCTCACACGTCTAAAATGAAATATAGTATGTAGCTTCTGAATCCCCTCTCTAGGAGTTCTTGTTCAGTTGGTTGGTACATATCTATTTCGTTAAAAGTTGTATAAGCCTATCTCTTGTCTCCTCATATTCTGGGAGGGAGAGGTCGGAAATATTGGAGGGTAATTTTGGATAATTTTCTAATTCTCATACTGCATCGACTTTGTAATAGAGCCATTCAAACTCTTGCCCTCATAGCCATTGTTTTCGCATTATCTGATAATCACCTGTCATAGCCCAATCCTCACCAAGAGCTTCCAAAATATCTGCATGGGTGAAGGGGTGTCAGAGGATTTCAATTCTATTAATAGTTCTCCTTCAATAAGCAAATCATCATTGATTTATATGAGATGGGAAAAGTATATCTGCTCAATAACTATCTGAATTTGTCACTATTCATTTTTCTCATTCTACAATTACCTCACATCAAAATGTAAGTTCACCCAATCTTGGGAGTTTTTTCAGGAGAAGGGATTGTAATTCGTGCATATTAGAATGAGAAAGTTATTTTAGCGTTGTCTCTTTTTGATAAAAGTTCTGCTACTTCTGGTGCTCAAAATTCAAAGAACATTTTTACCGAATTAGACTCTCATACTCTGTCTTGTTTTTGGTCAAAATCAAAATAGAAGTAAACGCATATTCAAATCCTATTTATCGAAGAGAGCGATACATTACTCCAAATTCAAGACTTGTTTTCTTTTCCATTCTCTGACCACGTTCCATCTGTAAAAGGGTATTCTCTCGGAAGCAGTATATCTGGTGCAGGTTCTCCACCATATGTAGTATTCAAATAGGTGTTTTTGAAATAATTTTCGTACTTATCAGTATATTCAACGCAAGGGTCTATTTTCATAAGTAGGGCATCAAATTGTTTTGTCTCCTGAGTACACGAAGCGAGGAGAAGGCAGAGGAGAGGAATTAGTTTTTTCATAGAGTCTTTATTGAGGAAGTAGAGGGGAAGGACAAATCTGTATTACATTTGGTCGGTTGTATTGTCATTCCAGTTTTTCTATGGTGTATTTATTTATGTGTCTGTCTTTGGCGATGTACTCCGCATCTTCTTTTGTTATGAATCTAGGGATATGTCATGCGAGAGTATAGTGTAATATTCGTCTCCCCCAACCTATATAGCAATTGTCTATATCATCGTTGTTCCTTACTACATAAGAGAAATTCTGAGGGTGTATTCATTCGATTAGTGATGTCATAATAGTATAGGGTTAGAGTGGCTATTCAAAGAAATTAAAAGTAATTTTGTCGTTCGTTTCTGGAATGAGTATTGTGACAACGCCATTTATCATAGTTATATCCACTTTGTAAAAGAAAAAAGAAGCAGGAACTCAAAAAAATTCTAGTATGTAAGGAAATATCGGTTCTATTGAGCTTTGATTTGGTAAATGTTCTCTATTTATCCATCTAGCAACTTTCCAAGAAGAATCTTTTCTACCAGTTCTATCATTGATATATTCTATTAGTTGTGTTGCATTCTTTCATTTTAATCTCATGATAATTGGAAATCGCTCCATTATTATAGGCAATTCTATGGATAGAGATTTTTTATGGTATCGTGTCTGTTTAGTCATAATAGTATATTAGGGTTATTTGGTTATTTTAGTAATTCCCCAGTAGAGAAAGGGGGTCAAAAAGATTGCACAGATGAAAGACGGTATCAGTTCTAGCATAAAAGGAAAGTTAGAAATAAAACGTAGGTAGTATATTCTTATTTAATATAAATGCAAATCTATTTTATATTTACATCTAGCCATTTAGGGTTTCATCTAGGTATATCCTTTGAGAAGAGCTTATCTACATCATATCACTTTCGGAGTCTATGGTAGAGAGTTTGGTAGGTCATACCGAGTTCAATAGACCATTCTTTGAGGGTCATTTCTTTGCCTTTATATTTTATTTTTTGGTAGGAGGGTTTTAGTTGTTTCATAGTT